GGTACTCAGGCAAAGCCGAAACCACGCCGTTCCTGATGTCCTCCATCTGGCCGCGCGTCGTGGCAAAGTCAACCGGCGATGACGCCCAATCGAATTGACTGTTACCCGGCACTTTAATCCAGCCGAATGTACCATCGGCCGCTTCCTGGTACGTCGTCTCCACTTCGGTGATGTCGACGCGCGGCGCGGGCATCGGCCGCCCGTCGCTGTCGGTGTGGCGGCCGTGGATGACGCCGGTCGGCCGGTTCAATCTGTCCAGCTTGAGGCCCAGCGCGTTATACCGGTCAATCTGGTCGGTCAACTGCCACCAGTAAGTAGGCGTATCCATCCATACCAATGGGATGAAGTCATAGCCCAATTCGGCGAATGTCTGTTCGCGCACAGGCTCGCCCAATGACTTGTCGTCGACCGGCAGCCCCGGCAGCGTCTCATAGAATCGCACGCCGCCCGGCATCGGCGGCTCGCCTTCCTTGCCCCCCGGCCACTCCTTGCGCCATATCTCGGTCAGGGTGTGCCGGTATTCCTTGCCGCTGAATACGCTCGTTAGCCGCGGCGTGTCGATGCGGATAGCCGTCAGATAGCCGCGCTCGTCGGCGTCCCACCATCGCACCGTCTCCGGCGGGATGTTCTGCATGTAGACGGCCGTCGTTTCGCCGTCGGCTTCCGTGTCGCCGTCGTCCTGCCGCTCGGCCACTTTGACAAACGTGTCACTCAGGACGGCGGCCGTCTCGACGAGTTCGCGCTGTAGCGCCGCCCAGTTCGACCAGTCGCGCACCTGGGCGATAGCCTCAATCAAGGCTTCACCCGTCGCCATCTCTTCATCGACGGTTAGCACAGGCTCGCCGCCCAGAGTGTTAGCCGTGTAGAACGCGACCGTCGCCGGGACGGGATTCCATTCCGCAGGCATCGATACCTCACGCACGCCGGCGGCGCGCAACACATAATACAGCCGCTTATTTTCGTAGTAGGCATATCTCGTTGCGTACTCTGTCCACTTGTCCCGCTTGGACGAATCTAATGTTGGTCGAAACGAGCCACTAGCAAAACCGCCGAACGTCTGTAGTTGCCCCCCCACATATCCCCAAAAACGCGACCGTGCTCCATCAACAAAGGTTGCCATAGCTTACTCCCAAACTGGCATTCTCTAAATGCCTGTGGTAAAATAACGGGGATTGGCAAGTGTTAGTAGCACTCGACAATCCCCTCATCACATTCGTAAAAGAGGTACGAACATGACTAAGCAGATTATACCCGTTCCAACAACAATTAAGAAAGACCTTACCGGCCAGCGATTTGGAAGATGGACTGTTATCGGATACGCCAATATCCAAGAACGACACTCTAAATGGATATGCCGTTGTGACTGTGGAAAACAAAAGATCGTCGCCGCGCATAGCCTTATCTCTGGAGGTTCGCTTAGTTGTGGATGCCTTCGCAATCACGGCATGAGCGGTACGCCGGAACATAAAGCGTGGCGAGCTATGATACGTCGGTGTAATAACCCCGAAGACCAATCCTATAAAGATTATGGCGAGCGGGGAATAAGGGTTTGCGATCGTTGGCTTTATTCGTTTGAGAACTTTCTCGAAGATATGGGCAACCGGCCCGGCGCTGGATATTCCATAGATCGCGTCAACAACGACGGCAATTATCAGCCTGATAACTGTCGCTGGACTACCCGTAAAGTACAAACCAACAATCGACGCTGTAATCACATCCTCTCTTTTGAAGGGAAAAGCCTTAACATTACCCAATGGGGCGAGGAGTTGGGAATAAGCCGTATGGCTATCTGGCACCGAATAAACCAGGGATGGACGGTTGAAGACGCCCTGACAAAGCCCGTAATCCACAGGCGGCCGCGAAAACAACAATAGGCCGGTCATGAAGACATTCCCCTAGCTCTCCATCCGGCCGCCAGCAGGTGTTCGAGGTAGATGCAAAGTTGGGAGAAGGCATCCACCATATCTTTATACTCAACATCGGGAAACCCGAATATCTGTTTCTCGAATTCGTGGAGCCACGGCATTTCGGCTGTCGGCTGGGGCAATAACACACAACCCCGCTTGCACCACAAGGCCGCCTGCTGCGCCCTTTGCACTTTGTCGCCGTAATTCTTCGGCTTGAAGGGAATAAGCCGCTCGGCCAGCCAATCGTCGCCCAGCGATAGTGTTTGCACTACGCCCGTGCCGCTCGACATGTCTTCGATAATGACCGCTTCGAGCTTGCCATCCCTATTGCCGGCGGTCGCCTTCTCGCGCACCTTTTCGGCCAGATACGGGACCATGAGTTTGTCCTGCCACACCTCGCGGATGAGTAGCCGGTAGTCGGTCGTAACTTCGCCGACGATGAGCGCCGTAAAGGCGCTATGCTGGCCGGCGGTGGTCGCCGTGTCGTAACTGTGATAGCGGCCAACTATCCGGTGCAGCGGCGAACCGGGTGCATAGCGGTTCTGCCCGCGCCACCACTCGCGGTCAAACGGCCGCGCCGAGGCGTCTGTAACCCATAGCCCTTCCTCAAGCTGGCGGCGGGTGATATCGTCGAGTTCGGCCAGCGATTGGCGATAGGCGACTTGATCAATATGGGGATTGTCTTCTAGGCGGGCTGGAACAAACTCGCGGCCGGTGGCCTGTCTGTGTTCCATCGCTTGCGGTGACAAGTCGGGGAGAAAGCGCTCGAATACCCAACCATGCCCCACGCCGCCGGGGTTACTGGCCGCCCTCATCCGCAACGGGATATTCACCCCCTCAAGACGGCGCAAACGGCTGAATAGATACGTATACTGTTCAGCCGTGAATTGGGTTAACTCATCGAAACATATGCATTGAAATTCAGCCGACTGATACCGAAATTTATCGGCATCATTCTGGAGATAGCCAAAGGTCAGTGTAGCTCCGCTTGGAAAAGAAAAGGTCTTGTCTCTATCGTTCCAGCGGGCATCTGTTCCCCGAAGCCATTCGTGCGACCTGTCCATAATCGCGCCCGGCAAGGCAAGGTCGGCGTAACTACGGCGTAACACAAGAGCCGAATAACCCGGTATATGGACATACTGTAAAGCAGCCATGAGTAGAGTGTCAGACTTACCACCCCCAGCCGCGCCGCCATACAGAGCCTCAAGACAGGTTAGGTCTAGAAACGCCTTCTGTTTTGGCGTGGGTGTATGCGGGATGTATCGGGACATACCCGTCAACCGATTGGCCCGCGCCTTGAGACGGTCGACCTTAAGCGCCTGATACGCCTGCGGCGACAAATAACTCTGTAGCAAGCTCATCCCCAAGTTCTTCTAGCACGTCACCCGGTGTAATCGTTCCCTGTTTCAGCAGGTCGATGATTTCGCCGCGCCATGTCGGTTGGCCGGTCAGTAGTTGAATCTTGTCTACCAAAATGCCAATACCCACATCGAGCGCCCGTATATCTTCGCTCCCCTGCACGGCCTCCATCGCCGCGCCAATGTGCAAATGAAGCAGTTCCATAAGCGATTCAACTACATCGCCTTTTTTATGTCGGGCAATCTTGCCCCCCGGTGATGCGTCTTTCTCTTTCCACCAGCGGCGCAACGTCTTGCGACTGGGTGCGCCCGGCCGCTTGCTTATCTCTAATAAGGCGTGTTCGTTCTTGGGGTAGTCTAATACCTCAAGTTGTAACAGGAACATGCCGCGTTCTTCGTCGCTGAATTTGCTATACATATCACCCAAGCAATTTAGACTGAATCCACCGCCCCTTTCCTTTGTCGGGACGATAGTCTATTGTCTTGTCGCCCTTGCTTGAATTGCATTGCAAACAAAGGCACTGGATATTCTCGATGTCACTGCCGCCGCCTTTTGATATTGGGACAATGTGATCAACCGTCAATTGAACATCAACCCGGCCACAGTTTAGGCACTTGTTGCCATAGTGCTGGACGAGATCGCGCCACTCGGCGGCGGTAAAACTTCCCCCCGCCTTTTGTTTTCGCGCCCGCCTGTTCTCCTCTATTGCAATCTTCTTATCTGGATTGCGTTGTCGCCATCTCTTTGCCGCTTCTTTTGCCTTTTCCCGGTTGTCTCGCAACCATCGCTGCTTATGCCCGTTCGAGCGCTCTTTGTTTTCAATCTGCCAACGCCTATCAAGCTCTTTTTTTCTGTCGGCGTTTTCTTGCTTCCAGGTGCGTGCATTAATCTTTATTTCTTCTGCATGGGATTCGTAATACTTGCGGCTTCGTTCATCGGCGCAGTGTTTACACTTGCCGTTCTTATACCATACGCTCCCGCCGCAATTGCGGCACGGCTTCCCATCTTTCGCTGTCATAGCAAACGCTCCTGTAACTTGGCAAGCCACAGGAGCGCGGTGTACAATGCTCATGTGACTGGCCCTAACCAGTCGCCACGCCGGGGGATATTCGTGTATCGCCTCGGCATTTCTTTTGTCTGTATTATAGCTCATCTGTCCTAGCGCGTCTACTTGTGACAGACCGCAATCCCGCCAGTTGCCGGGATGCGCCGTTAGCTCCCGACTATCGATATATTCAAGCGCCTTTATTCTGTTACGATAATCAGTGGTCTTTTTCATGTAAAACGTTCCCGTCCGTATTTTAGAACATTGGTGTCAATCTGTCTAGCCTTGCCTCAGAACGGCGCAACCTCGGCGCCTTGTTGCCCTAGCGCCCGCCGCAGCCAATCAATCGCCGAGCCGTCGGCTATCTGGTCGCCGGTGACGCGCAAGACGCGCCAGCCGAGAATGATAGCCTCATTCAACTTTTCGCAATCCTGAGTAAATCCCTTGCCGCTGGTATGGCGTCCGCCGCGCCACACGCCGCCTTCCACTTCCACGGCCAGCATGTGAACCGGCCAGGCCAGGTCAAGCCGCCATTTGCGCTGGGGGTGGAACTTATATTCAGTCTCCGGCGCGGGTAGTTCGTTGACGCGGATATGCAAGAGCATCGCCGCTTCCAAGTCAGATTGTTTCATGATTCCACCCCGCGTGTCCTTGCCGCTGCTAGCCATTGGCGCGCGTCGGCTTCGACGGTGGCGCGACGTGCGCCGAAAAAGACGGCGTAAATGTGTAGTCCGATCCAGACCAGCGCCATGTAGCCGGTGACGCGGTGCGTTGGGTAAATGTCGTAGTGGCCTTGGTTCATGTCGCCTCTCGCCTCAGATGCGCCGCCGCCTGTTCTACGCGCGCCGCCATTGCCACGCGGCCGGTGTAGCGCATGGTGAATCGTCGCACGTATTCCGGTCCCGCGCCGGCTTTCACGACCTGAGCCAGCGCCGCGGCGATGTCGGGCGCTTCGTCCTGAAGCCACTCCCACGATTGCCGATTAAATGCCGCCGATAGCGGCTCCATGTTGATTGTCGTCGTCATCGTAGTGTCACCTCTAGCGGCCGGCCGTGAATCGCGGTCAACCGCGTAAACAAGTCCCAGTCCAGTTCGGCCACAATACCGTGCCGGGTCATCCACTCCGCCCCACCGTCGTTGCCGCCGCAATCGGCGACGAGCACCGGCCACTCGCGGCCGTCGGCCGTTACCAGCGTGAGGACTTGCCCCGCCCCCTCAGCCGCCGCCAACGGCCGTCGGGCCGCGGCTGCTTCTCGCTGACCGGCCAGTGGCGGACGTACGTCTCGCCGTCGGGCATTTCGATGCGCTCTTGCGCGAACAGGAAACGGCGTAAGAATCGCTTTATCATGATGTCTCCTTTCGCGCCGCCCAGCGGCGCAGTGGCACGTTTCGCCGCCGCAGTACGCTATATAGTCCTGCCTGACTAATGCCCAGCACGCGGTAAATATGCGCTATCGGTGGGCCTCGCTCGTATAGCGCAACGGCCCGATCTAGAGTGCGCTCCGGTATCGTTCGGCCACGCCAGTTGGGGCGCGGCTCGTGTTCACCGATGTAAACCAGATGCGCCTCGATTGCCCTGGGCGTAACGCCACACGCGCGGGCGATGTCAGACAACGAATAGCCTTCACGGTATAACGCAACGCGGCGCGCGCTTTCGGCCGCCGAAATAGGTTGGTTGCTCATTCGTCGTCCATATCCTCAATATCTTCCATTGGCGCGTCAAGGCTAAATAGCGGCATATCTTCATACACCTCAGTCGAGGCAGCGGCGACATTCTTGACGGCTTGCCGGAAGTAACTCGGTTTCAGTTCTATCCCGATACCGATTCGGCCGCCAACGACGGCGCTATAGACTTCGGAACCGACGCCCATGAACGGGGTCAGAACGCGCTCGCCGGGATTGCTCCACAATGTTACAACCCGATCTATTACGTCTAGCTGAAGGGGGTGGACATGGCGTTCATCTTCCTCATCGCGTGATTTTTTGTAAGGCAACACCCGGTCGAGGCGCACATCGTCCCAAAAGGCCGAGGCATATTGCCTCCATATCCAGTGCGAATATCGGTTCTCTATTTGCGCCCCGGCCCAGTCCTGATACCGCGCAACATCAGCGGGCATATTCCGACTACCTGCGTAGTAGCGCAACCCTTTAGGATGAGCTATCGGGACGTGATTTTCACCATCGCGCCGAAAGACAAGCAGGTAATCAGCTGATGCGACCGAACACCGGGACGAATCCTCCACAATCGTTTGATGCGCCAGGGACTTTTTCATCGTGCGGTTTCTGACCGTCAACGGTTCTTTCCAAACACTGTAGCGGGCGATGTAGTTCCACCCGTTCGCCTCGTGCAAGCGGATGATGTCGCCGGAAAAGTCAATCATCGAATCAGACTTGCCGTTATTGCTCCGAGGAATATCCATGCAATGAACGGCGGTCATGCGGCCCGGCATTGTCACTCGCCGCAGCTCGCGGATGACATATTGGTAATGAGCCATAAATACATCGTAGTCATTACTATTCGATAGGTCATGCTCATTAGACGAATATTGATACAGCCCCGCGAACGGCGGGGAATAGACCGACAGATGGATCGATTCATCCGGCAAGCCGGGCATAACTTCCATACAATCGCCGCAATAAAGGGCATATTTATCGGTGAATACTTGATCTAAGACAGCCATGATGGAACCTCCATTTTTTGCGTATACTGAGATACCCGGTCGATTGATTGGCCGGCGTTCATGTGTTTAACCAGTTCAGTAAACATCTGCTCGGCCTGGGTTGACTTGCGTTGTAGGTTCTTTTGTATTTCTACCTCGCCTTCCGTTGCGACAATATCTACAGTCACCGGCCGGGTCTGACCGAACCGCCAGCATCGTCGGACGGCCTGATAATATTGCTCGTAGCTATGCGACGGAAAGAACGTTAAGTGATTGCAATGTTGCCAGTTCAATCCCCAGGCGCCGATCTTCGGCTTGGTAATAAGTACGCGCAACTCGCCATTTGAGAACGCTGCGAACTTAGATTCTTTGGCGTCGTCCGAATCCCTGCCGGATACCTGATGCGCGTCGGGGATGATTTTCTCCAGCATATCGCCTTCGTCGTTCAGCTGACACCATACGACGGCGGGGCGGCCGGTATCGGATACTAATTCCGCGACAAGGGCGCACCGTTCGCCAATTGTCCAGCGACGCTCGGCCCGTTCTTCATTCAGCCCGATAGCGGGTAAGGTAAACAACATCCCCGGCATAGGCGTATTGGGGGTTATGACGTGTTCAACGATATTAAGCGGCGGCAAAATAAAACCGTCATCATCGAATCCCAGATCGGACGGCTTCCGGGCTGCCCGCGCCCAGGATGCTACCCACTTCCAAAATGCCTGCTCAGCGTGGCCTTTGAATCGCCACTGGCTACCATGTTCGCGCCAGCGGCCGTTCATGGCGTGTGACGTATTACGCTTATTCGTAAAGAAGCGGTTAAGCATATCCATATAGCCGAGGTAGCCCAGAGCCTCGCTGGACGTTCCAAGCTCGATATAGTCATTCGGCGCGGCGGTTGCAGTTCCCAATAAACGGAATTTACGAAGTCTCATAAATTCCGTTATCTCTTGGCGCCGCGTCCCATCGAATGACTTGAGGATACTGGATTCGTCACATACTACCCCGCCGAAGTCGTCTGAGTTAAACAGATGCAATCGTTCGTAGTTAGTAATGACAACCGGCGCAGTGATTTCTCCGCGATGTGACCGAGCCGCGTCAATACCAAACCTTTCGGCTTCGTGTGTAAACTGCATAGCGACGGCCAGGGGGGTCAGAATAAGAACTGGCTTTCCCGTATGGGCTGCGACATTTTGCGCCCATACCATTTCTATCAATGTCTTGCCCATGCCGCAATCGGCAAAGACGGCGGCCCGGCCCTTCCGGATCGCCCATTTCACGAGGGCTTCCTGAAAGGGGAACAGGTAGGCCGGAAGGCTAGTCGGCTCGAAACCGAAGTTTCCGTCTAGTTGGGCCTTGTTCCTGATGAACTCTGCATAATCTGTCATCTTGTTATCCCTTTTGTTACAATCTAAATGGCGGTTAGTTATCCCGGCCGCCCGGCGCTGTTGACGCAGCGCCGTTTCTATTTTCGCCCACGGCATCCACCGGTCGCGCGGCGACTTCTTCTTCCCGCGCCATCCGACGAATAGCTAACTCGATAACGGCCGTTCGGGTAATTCCTAATCGCTCCCCCAGCCGCCACAAGAGCCGCCGGGCATCCTCTGTCAATCGAATCGTGGTAACTGAACTGGATTTCTTCATAGCTTCATTATACATATGTTTGATATACAATGCAAGCATTTGGTGAAAATTGCCAGATAATAGATTGACGGCTCATTCGTCGCCTCCAAAGCCCCGGCCGTCATCGACCGTGCGCGTATCTTTCGCGACCGCGCTGCCGTCGTGGATTTGATCGGCGGTGACGGCCAGCACCCGCCAGCCGTGGATGAGCGCCTCATTGCCCTTCTCGCAGTCGCGTGTTATCCCCGCGGCGGTGTTGTGACCGCCGCGGGCCATGTGGATACCGCCGTGTACCTCAACGGCTATCCGTTGCTCAGGCCATGCCATGTCAAACCGCCAGCGGCGCCTGGGGTGAAACCTGTATTCAGCTTCCCACGGCGGGAAATCGTTGGCACGCAAATGCAGCGCCAGAGCCGCTTCCAAATCGCTTTTACTCATATGTCTATCCCTGTTCTAAAAGAGCTTATATTGTTCCGGCTCGGCGGCGGGGTCGGGGTCGAGCCATGCCAGACGATGATCGTGCCGGTCATTCAGCAGCGTGATGAAATGGATGAATTCCCGCGTGCCGGTGAACGCATGGCAGCGTATCCAGCGCTCTCCTTTGCGCCCGAAAAACGTCCAGCCCGGCGGCGTGTCCATCGCCTCAACAGTTGCCTGAGAGGCGATAGCCACGCCGCAGGCGGGGCACGTCGGCGCGTAAAACGCGGATTTGCCGCTGACCACTTCGATGGGCTTCTTTGTTTTACGCGCCATAGTTATGCCTAGAAGGGGACGTCCTCGTCTAACGTTTCCAAAACGATGGGGGCGTTGGTCGGTTCCGGCGCGGCCTCAGTGATGGCGGCGACGTTCCACTCCCTCACCCATTCATCGAGCGCCTCGTCGATGTAGAGCCGCTCATGCTCCAGCGCCTTTTCAGCGCCGACGAAGGCCATAGTAACGGCCTTGATCGGGTGGCCGCTGGCCTTCTGTTTTGAGTTGGCAGCCGATGCCAGATCGATAGCCTCGCCGACTTCGAGATGCAAGCGCCAGCACAACGGTGCGGTCACCTTGCCTGTGTTCTGCTGCATCGTTTTGATGTGCGCCAATAGGCGCGGCCAGATGCCGCCTTCAAAACGGGGGTCGTGGTATGGCCCGCCGACGGGGTTGCTCCACGCCGCCCGCGCCGTCCAGCTTCGAGCGCCGAACGTGTGCAAGGTTCCGTCCACCATGCCGACCACTTGCAGTCGGGTCTGCATGTCGCCGTCGGCCATATCCGCCCGGCGGGTCTTGATTGGATAGCGGTGGGTGACGCCGTCGGCGTCGGTCACCTCCTTGCATTGCCGCAGCGTGAACGGCACGATGTCCAGCGCCGGTGATTCAACCTCGCCAATGTAGAAAACGCCTTTGGTGGCGTTGTAGCCGATCGGGTCGTATTGCCAGCGTTCGCCCTGCTGCACGCCAGCCGTCACTCCCTCAAATCCCTCAAAACTGCCATTGTCGATTTTCATGATGTTCTCCATTCTTTATCAGTCGTTTATCAGTCGTTTTTTTTTGCGGCCGAATTGCCGCCGTTCGTTGATTGTTATTCGTTCGTCAATATACCCTCCAATTTACTTGATGGAGCATTTAACCGGATATTTCTTCTCGAAAAACCGTAGCCAATGCTTGCGGGCCTTGCTTTCAGCTTTTTCATGGCACGAACTACAAAGCACCATTAGGTTGTCATCCGCGCTGCAATCGGGCGGTAAGCTAATCTGGCCGAAAACAACGCCTTGAAATAGATCGTGGCCTTCCCGATAGTTCTTGGGCGGGTTTTCAAGAACGAAAGATAAAGCGCAAGCCCAAAGTGGTTTTACGTGATGAATGGCGATAGCCTTCCTCCCCGCTGGGTTCCCACCGCATCCCTGGCATTTTCCCGCCGCTACGTAAAGGTCTCTTCTTCGAGTAGGGGAAAAATTATTTTTCGCTCTTTCTTTCTGAATCAGGGCGCTAACAACACCGCCCACGTTGACACTCTCTTCGTGCTTCTTGCCGTTGGGGTAGTAGTAAATATCCATTACCCTTTCCCCTTCAGCGTCTTTGCCATTTGCCGAATCGCAAGCTCCAGAACAGCCGTTTGCGATATACCCATTTCCTCGGACATCTGACGGAGCAGCGCTTTCGCCTCTTCCGTCAATCGAACAGTTGTGACCACAGGTGATTTCCTCATGCCATATATTATATGTCATTGTGGCGTACAAGTCAATCACTCTGTTTTCTTTAACATTCACGGGTGTCACGGCTGTCACACTGTCACGGCCTAGTCGGTTAGTCCGTTGAGATGTAGGTTTTCCTACATATTTCAAAAGAAATTTGAAAGGCCGTGACGTTGTGACACCCGTGACAGCGCCGAAATTACTCTGTAAAATCCTCAAAAAAGTGTCACGGGGGGTCGTGACAGGCCGTGACATTTCGGCCGCTAGGTGACATAATGTGTCACGGCCTGTCAGGGGGTCGTGACAGTCTTTTTTGATTCCTAATGCAAAAGCGGTCATTAAATATCGACCTCGACGGCTACCCCGTCCTTATACCAAATGCCCTCATAGCCGCGAACCGTGCCCCCGCCGACGCGCTTTTGCCGCTTGGGCAGCCCGTGCTTTGTCAAGATGGTTGTTAGCTCCATTTTGTTACGGAACTGGTCACCCTTTAGCCCTAACGATTCCAGCTTGTCGAGGATGTTCATCGTTGACGAGAACTTATCAATCTGCGTTTTGTCGAGGTTGTAATACTGGAGGAGCAACTCCTCCAACGGCGTGCTGACCATGTGCTCGGTGTTGATCGCGTTCTGGACTTCCTGCTCATGCGGGGTCAGTTCCCACGTTTCGCCACCGAGATAGGCGGCATAGAGTTCAGCCCACAACTGGCCGATGTCAATCTGGGTATAGTTCCAATCGATGTCATCGAGGTGGATAACCGCGAACCGCCGGCCGCCGGTTGGATCATTCAAGAAGCCGGTTCCATCCTCATTGATGGTTCCTATCATCGAGGCGACCGCCATTTTATTAATGGCATAGCGGCCATAGGGGACACGAACGCCGACATTTCTCATGGTGATGAAATGTTTCAGTGCCGAGCGCTCGGCGCGCTTCGTCGTGCTGTCCAGTTCGGCCACCTCCCATAGCCATGTCTCCAGCAGCTTAATTTGGTCGTCCTTGTTGTCGGGCGATATTGGCCCCTCGTTGAATAGTGAAGGCAGCGGGCATAGCCAGCGCACGAGCCGCGACTTGCCGCGGCCCTGAGCGCCGAGCAGTACCAGCATGTAATTTTGTTCACCGGTTAGCGCTTTTGCGATTGAACCGAGCAGGAACTTGCGCCAGAACGCCGCCGCCCCGTCGCTGGACATATCGAGATACCCCATGAGGCGGTCGAAATGAGCGCCGCCGTCCCACGTCAACCCGTCCAGATATTGCTGAATCGGATGATAGCGATTCTCGGCCGCGCGGGTGTGGAGCGCCTTGCGCATGTGGCCCTCGTTGTGCATCCCGAAGTCAAGCAGCCTTGCCAGCAATACCGACTCGTCAATATCGGTCAACGGCCGCGCCGGTTTTCCGCCGTTGACGATTTCAAGGCGGTCGCTCATGACGTTGAGCCGGAAATCGACCCCCGACGCAAGATAGGCCTTGATATAATCTTCGGTTTTGGAACCATAGACAAGAAACTCATGGCCATCGAGCGACCGCCGGAGCTTGCGCCAGCCGCGGCCGGTTTCTTCTTCTGTGTAGGCGCTGAATTGGTCTACGCCTTCCCGTGTCCGGCCGCTCATGGAAGTAAATCCCCAACGCGCCGCGCGGCCTCAAATTGCAACGGCCGCGCCGCCCCATAATCCAACCCGTCATTGATAGCCCGCTCGATGTCGGCCGGATTAGGTTCCGGCCGCGTCATGGCCGCGGCGGTCAACTCGGCAACCACCGCCGAGCGGTCAAGCGCCCCCGACGCCACGTACCCCCCGGCCGTCGTTGCCACCCTGAGTAGCGTATGGTGGCCAGCATCGAGCGGCGCGTCTTTTACCGCGCGGCCGAAGGACGCCAATTTTGCATCTTGCATACTGGCCGTCGGCGAAACCGGCACGGTCATTTTTGTCGGTGCTGACACAGGTGGATGAGCGGCGGCGTATGTCTCGGTAATGTAGTCGATTGTCCCCTGCCCCAACAGCGACCAGTTACCCCATACCTCCGCCCCCTTTGAGCCATAATATAATCGGAGGGGGTCTTTGCACGCCGGGTCGGTATTTGACCCGTCGCTGCTGATATACCATGCCACCGCCTGATAGACGCGCCGATATTCCGCCGGGGTTGTGATGGGATACTCCAGCACGAACACAACCCGGCAGCGTGGCGCGGCGGCGGTGTTGCTGGCCGTGGTGTAGCCGAACGATGCAAACATCCATGCAAACGTCCCTTCGCGCTGGATGTAATCGAGGCTGCTCGATTCATCACCCGCATCGAAGTCAAACGCCATATGTCCGGCGCTGACAAAATTCTCTTCACGCCGCGCCGTTGTCCAGACCGGCGTGAAACCGTAGCCGTGGTAGATGCTGATCGCCAGCGCTCTCGGCGATATTGTTTGTTTCTGGAACGTTGAGTAATAGCGCGCCCAGTCGAATCGGGCGGGCGCTTTATTGACCAGCGCCGTCGATGTCATCACATCGAGCCGATAGTCATCCTTGAAATACATAGCGTCATCTCCTGCCTGCCTAGCCCCTCAACAATAAAATCCCCTGATCCCTCCCTCACCTTGGCGGCCGGGTGGCACTGATGAAATGCCACCCGGCCGCCGGAGGCAGGAGGTGCATGGGCGAGATGAAAAACGTGGGCCGTTCGCGGGTACTAATGCTCGTTGCCATGCCAACGGCGTCCGCCCTGCGAGCAGCAAAAATCCGGCAATTTACCGATAGCTGTCCAGTTGGGCTGCGCACCATTCATCAATGATAGCCCGCAGTACCTTGCCCTTGCCCTGCCCCGTCTGGGCGGCAAGGCCATCGATGATCCGCTTTTGCTCAGGCCGCACGAACAAACTGGTTAACGTCATGTTCTCGCCGCCCTGAGCCGTTTCGTATTCCCGTCGTATCAGCTCGATTGACTGCGGGCGGACTGCGCCACCGCTGTCTGCCTCTCCAAAAATAATCAAATCCATAAACACATTATACAATCTATATATAGGAAGTCAAGAGAAGATCAATATAGATTGGCTATTAACTTTCCTATATAGCAGTGTATAATTCATATATAAGTTGAGCAAACGAAGTTAGATAGGAGACAACGAGATGACGAAACAACAAATGAGTTACAACGAATGGCGCGGCGACAATCAGGGCGGCGTAAAGCGGTACATCGAATATTGCAACAAGAGCAATACGCGGGCCGAACTGTTTCTGGCTTACCTAAACTGTGTTGATCTGCCCGGCGCAGACCTGCGCGACGCTACCCTGATTCGCGCCAACCTTAGCGGGGCCGACCTGGGCGGGGCCGACCTGGGCGGGGCCGACCTGAGCGGGGCCTACCTTAGCGGGGCCAACCTGAGCGGGGCCAACTTATTCGAGGCCGACCTTAGCGCGGCCGACCTTAGCGGGGCCGACCTTAGCGGGGCCGACCTTAGCGGGGCCGACTTGAGAAGCGTAGACCTGAGCGGGGCCGACCTGACCGGGGCCAATCTGACCGGGGCCAACATGAGGAATGTCAGATATTAGCAGCACAATACCCCCTCCGGCGGCCGTCAAGCTGCCGGAGGGGCAATTCAGACTCAGAAAAACCAATATAGATTTACCTATTGACATCTATATAGGAATAGTGTATAATCCTATATATCAGTTGAGCAAACGAAGTTGGTTAGACAGGAGACAACGAGATATGAAAACGAACAAGAACACACTCCCCCACTTTTCTTATGCCGACGGCGACCGGGAAATAAACACAGTGATCGTAACTGAATACGATGAAACTTACTATGTAGACATTCACAACAGCCTCTATAGAGCGATCTCTTTCAACGGGCAGCACGACACATTTGAGGCAGCCGAAGCAGAGGCAACCCGGATAGCGGAAAAATACAACCTTCGGGCCAGATGGCAATGAAACAAATAGATTGCCTATTGACATCTATATAGGAATAGTGTATAATCCTATATATCAGTTGAGCAAACGAAGTTAGTTAGATAGGAGACAACGAGATGATAAAAAACACACCGGCGAATTTTGACCTAATCCGCGAACTGGCATTCAACCTGCCCGCCACCACGCTGGCCCAGATAGTCGCCGACTTGAGCGACAATAAGTCAAGCAGCACGATCCGTGTTGCCTGTGGCCTCATGGCTAAGCAAGGCGCATCGACCGCAGGGGAGTACGAATTCGTCGGAATGGTAGAGAAGGCGCTGGACGCCCGGAGCTAGGCAACTAAAACAAATCGCCCCGGTCGGCGTTCTGAGCGCCGACCGGGGCAACATCTAACAGGAGACAACGAGATGAGTATAGCACCAACCGCCGAATTAGAGGAACTTTTTATCGTTGAGCATATCGACGAAGAAGGCCGTTATTGCCTCGTCTACACCGACGCGACGCCGGACGGCGACGAAGCCCAGTGCGACAGCCTGGAACAAGCCGCGGCCGCCATCGTGGCGGCCGAGATGAAGCGGGGCGAATTCTACTCGCTGACTATCTGCGGCGACAAAGACGAGGCCGCACGATTCAATAAGGCACTGCGCGACGCCCGCCGCCTGTGGGAAAATATACAGTTCACCGCAGCAGCCCCCTCCCTGAGCAAACGGGCCACCTTTTACGCACGCGGGTAACTTCCTATAGATTGCTGTTGACCCCTATATAGAATGGTGTATAATCCTATATATCAGAAGTTAGACAGGAGACAACGAGATGACACTAGATGATAACGATCTGAAATTGGTAGCAGCGGCGTTCGATCGCCTGCTGGACAAAATCGAGGCGTCGGCTTGTAGCTCCGACGATTGGCACACGGTGGGCCTCGCCAAGATCGACGTGCTCGACATTTTGGCGGGCAAGTGGGACGAGCCGGTGGCCGAGTGGGGGGTGTCCTGAAATGGATTTTCTCCAGATAGTGGGAATAGCGTTTGTATTGTTTGTAGCCGCGGTCGTATGTATCGACCTGGTACGCACCGACCGCGACAATGGGGAACGAGATGATTAAGGAATTTTGGCGCTGGATAAAATGCGACGAGTGTGACGGCGAGGGGCAAACGCTGAATTACGACCCCTCGCCGGAGGGCGGAGAATATTGGACGGATTGCCCCACGTGCCACGGCACGGGCGAGATTCATCCGCGCGATTACTACGCCGACCGCGAGGTCGACGGCACGCGGAACCAGTTCGATGGACGGGTGTACTAATGCCTGAGCAAAGGATTGCCGAACACCTCGCTGCCGTTGACGCATGGCACGCACAATGTACGAGAGAATACCTGCTAACGTTTGACGAATGGAACGCGTCAAACGAGGTGATGGGCCGGGCCCGCGGCGACTGGTTCGCGTACCTGGAGTATTGTAAAAACACGACGCCGCTTTTCACTCAGAAAGCGCTGCTGCATTTTGACGCGATAGATGACGATGACTTCATAGGAGGCATACGATGAACCGCATCCCATTACCCGCCATCATCATCGTCACCATGACGGCCTCGCTACTGGCCGTCATGGTCTGGACACTCACGGCCGCGCCGGACACGTCGCCGCCTGAGCTACCGACGATGACCGCGCCGCCGCCCTACTCCGGCCCGGTTGACCCGTATCCAGCGCCGCCGACGGTAGCGCCATACCCGGCTCCGTACCCCGCCCCCGTCTATCTGCCGTTTCAGGCGGCGATAGGGGAGGCGTACCCGTGAGCCGTCAATACCGCCCGCCCCGCCGCCGTTCGCTCAAAGTCGCCGACAAATGCCAGGCGTGCAGCGAGAAAAAACCGCCGACAGAGTTGTTTTCCTATGTCGACGGGAACAATGAAAGCATCACCCGAAACGCGCCCATATTGTGCCGGGCGTGCTACGAGGTCAGATACGGGAGGGCGTCATGAGCACCCTACTCGCGCTCTCGATCCTGCTATGCGGTGCGGTAGCGCTGCTGGCCCTGCTGGGCCTGCTCTATGGGCTACTGGTCGCCGCCGATACTAAGGACGTTGCCGACGGTAATGAGGAGTATTTGTAATGATTATGACAATCGGCGCGCTGGCCGTCATCGCCGGCGCAATGCTGGCCCTCACCCTGGTACAGCACGTCGGCGAGGCGGTGGTCAACTCCCAACCGCGCAACCGCGT